AAGTTATTCTGATAACTATTAAACGCAAGAACATCTAACAAGACGCTCATGTTTGAGCCATCAAAGTTATAATCCTTGAATTGCGTTTGTGTTTCTAGATAACTCCTAAGTTGACTTTTTACTGCGTCGAAGTCAAGTTCGGTAATTGGTGTTTTTGGATTTGCCATCTCTATCTGTTCCTTTGTAATACAACGTCTAACTGTATTGGCTGTTCGACCTGTCTAATATAAAAAGTAATACCAACGTAGACTTCTCCATCGTCGGGCTTTGAACTTACTGCAACATTAATTAATTGAGCTCTTGGTTCATAGGTCTGAATTGTTGATGTTACTCTATCTTCTATTAATTTTAATGTACCGGGGGTTAAATTTTCAAATAACATCGCTCTGATATTGCCACCCATATAAGGTTGCATTAATCTTTCACCGCGATCTGTTAATATTAAATTCTTAATTGATTCTTTAACCGCTTCTTCATCTTTTAGAAGCACTACATCTTTTGAAACTGGACTCGTTAGCAGATCTTTACGAAAATCAGTGTTAAGATTAATCTTTTTCTTTACTGGTGAAATGTAATCTGCAATTGCCATTATAGTATTTCTCTTATATCTAAATGAATCTTATTTAACTCTGGGTAATCCTTAACATATTTAAATCCACCTTTTAATGCATTTTGAATAAAGGCTTCAGGATCTGCCATATCTCTTTTAACATCAATAACTAAACCACTTAAGTGTGAATTGTCTTCAGGTCCGTCTGCCTTTGTGTTATAGGCTTTACTTACCCAACCTTCTGTTATTATTAAAGGTTTTGCCGAAGACGTTAATTTCTGTAATCTGTGTAGGTATACTTTAACATCAAGGTCAATTCTTGTCCAGGCATATATACCAATACCTTCTTTTTCGTCAAACGAATCTCCTTCGACTCTAAATACATCTGACGATCCATTAAATACATTACCACATCTTGGAAGGTTTTTATAGTCCTCAGCAGTAATGGGTTTAACATTCTGCGGTATTTTACCTGTGTCAGTCTTTTCATTACCACCAGGAGAAGTCCATCTACCTTGTAATCTATTTATTACCTCTTTCCTAGTCGATGGAGAATACCTTATAGCTCCTGCTCTGATAGCAGATGACTCATTGATTCTTGAGATGTTTTTAAGACGATCTACGATTGTACTGTATCGCCTTGTATAATCATCAAGGGGTTTATTAATGTCCCTTATCAATGATTCTATTGACCCTGCAAGTGCACAGATCCTAGCTACAATGTATTGAATCTCTTCGATACCAGGTGATTCAAATGCAGCTACTGCGTAATCAATTAAACCTTTTATCTTATCTTTAATACCTTTCTTATTCTCTTCAGTAAAGAATGCACACATCTGTTCTCTTGCTGTCATAATACCTTTTACAACTTTTGCATTCACAAATGTTTCTGCATCTGCCACCAGCGCACTCGGATCAAAGTTGTTTATCATATCTTGTACTTCATCAAAGACTTTATTGATTACTTCTTCAATCTTTTCTTTAATTGCTTTAATTAACTTTTTGATTAATTCTTCTGCCGTTAGATCTTTAATACCATCATAACCTCTACTGATCTTATCGGCCAAAGCTAATGCATCGGCTATGATACCATCAACCACTCCAATTAAATCAAAGAACGCATCTACTGATAAAAAGAAACTATCAAAGGCATCGCAGAATCCACCTAAGATAGAAGTATTGAAATCATTCTTATAATATGCATCAAGGTTTCTTGCTAGTTTAGGAGCATTACCATCATTGATTAAATTAGTAGGTGTATAGTTATATGCTTGCATGAAGTCGGCAGTTTCAAGATTTGATATATCACCTCGTTGCCATCTATCAGATAAATCAGGATAACTACTTAAATCACCTATTTGTTGTCTAAGCAAACCATTTAAATAACCAGATGCAGCATATATCTTATCACCGTATTTGTTAACTGCTCTACTTAACGGATTTGTTTCTGCATCTTGGAGTATACTATTAGCAATCTCTTGAGTCACAAGATCAATTTGTCCAAGAGTATATCTTCCTGCGCCATCAATGGCTGGAATTTTATTAATTAATAAAGTATTCTGAGTTACTTGATCGTTACCGTCTACGCATGGATCGACCATTATCTACGTCCTCTTCTTGTTAGAGATTTCGTTTGATCTTTCGCCGAATCATCTAACGCTGAAATATATCCGCCAGAATATCCCATCGCAAAATAACCACGAGGAACAATCGATGTTGACTTTTTAGGTGGTTCAGGCATCTTGGCTAAAGTCATTCCCCATGCTCCTAAACCAAGTGGTAAGAAGTCGGCAATAATAGCAGCGAATGCAGAAGCAGGATTTAATACCTTAGCAATAAACTCTGGACTATTACCTGTAGGATACGCCCAGCCTGAAGTTAATCCTGGTAAAGGAGCAACGATTGGAGCAGATATAGCAGGAGGTAATAATGCAGGTACACTTGGTATTGATACACTTACAGCTGGTGGACGATATAAACCATTATATGCAGCTCCTGTTGCTGTCATAAGTGGTGCACCTAAATTAGTAAAGTCACCACTTGTTGCTATTACTGCCGTTGCGACAACTGATGGAGAATTAACAACACTACTTGAAGTAATGATACCTGAGTTAATAGCAGTAGTATTAAATACTCCTGTATGAGAAGTTGATACCGAAGCGATTTGCATTGTTGGTGTAGTTAAACTCCAACCCGGTGTTGGTACAGCAGTTCCTGTTAGAGGAGTAGGCGGTATTTTACCACTTGCTAAACTAATTATGTTTGAAGCTGTATTATGTATATCACCTGGTGTAGATAACTTAATTGCTTTAGTTGAGAATACATCGTAAGTATTTAATGCAGTAGCTTTAATATTTTTGGCAACAAAGTTTAATTGATTTCTTGCTTCAAATTGTATTTCTTTTTTCGCAAATAAAGTAGCAATACCTGCGTTGGCTTCGATCTTAATATCTCCGCCTCTCATTTGAACCTGATCACTTGCATTTAAATTCATTTGACCGCCAACACCAAACTCTGCGTGACCATGCACAAGCAATTTATAATCGCCTTCTATTTCTTCTGTTTTATTTCCTTTTACATAAACATGAGCGTTACCATTAACTGTAACTACACTATGACCTGATGATTCGTGTTTTGTTCCAATATTAATTTCATAACGATCTGCGGCAGCTTTTTCAGAAACTGTACCTTTTGAATCTATTTGAATATATGCACCACTATCGTGATGAATCATAATTCTTTCTGCACCAGGAGAATCATCTAATTCAATACTGTGTCTTCCTGATTTAATTACTCTATTATATGGATATTTGGCTGCGTAAGCTGGTGGAGGTTCAGACCACGTTTCATCTGTATCAGCAATCTTTTGATCATGCGTACGATTGGCTGCTTGTTGTAATAGATAAGTTTCATTTAATAATTCACCGCGAGCTAATCTATCTGGTCCGCCGCCTGCGTTGAAATCATTTGGAGTATAACCTCTTGCTAATAGATCACCATTCTTTTCAGGAATAACACCTTCACCGTCTTTAGTTGGATCTGAGACTGTATTATACATACCAGGTAATAAACCTAATATGATTGGATGTTGTGCCATTCGTCCATCTAAGAACATTCCGTATACATAAGATCCTAATGATGGTGGTGGATTGTTTGGATCGTAATTACCTGCTGCACACATTGCCCAAGGCAAATCTTTTGTTTCAATTTCTTGATTTGTTCCGTGTACGCCAAACGCTCGAACTCTTACTCGACCTTCGTGAGTTTCATCGAGATTGCCTTCAACCATACCGATGAAGAAGAACGGATTACTTATTCCTGTACCATCAATCATATATCACCTTTTTGCCAACCATATTTTATCGCTTCGACTTTAGTACTCAGCGTGTTCATCTCCATTGAATGGTCAACGCTAGCAATTAAATATTTGCCACTCAATCTTTCATTTTGTTTACTTTCTAACGCAATGTTAGGTTCTTGTGTAATTAGATTAATCACATCGCCTGGTACCAAATCTATCCTGCCTTCAATACCCAAAGAAACTGTTGAATTATTTAAATGGTAATTATAAGCAACTCTGTTTTGAATAATCTCAACCATATTTTGTGGTGTACGAAGTACTTGACCTGGTATTGAAGCAACTCCATCAGGTTGCCAATCTCTGTATACCACATATTGCTTTGCGTTTTTGTTTTCGTCTTTAAATGTTTCTTTTATAAATTTATCTGAATGTACTGCACCAACGTTTGATGTTCTTGGTTGTCCTGTCATACCAATGTATTTCTTTTTTGCGTTTTGATAATCAAATTTATAAGAAGTTCTTGTATGATTCACGAAATCAATTTCCATTACCGTGTTCTTATAAGCACCACTATCAATGTCAGCGCCTGTATCAACATGATTCTGATTAGAAAAAGATACAACGTTTCTTACCATTATCTTAGCGTATTGTGAGGCGTCTTGTTCTGAAAAGCTTAAATAGTAAAAGTCTTTAATTTTACTTTCATTCTTTATTGCTCTTTTTAACATCCATTCGTCAGTTACCCAATAGTAACCATCAAAAGTTTCAAAGAAACGATACATGTTCGATGGAGATTGTGATCCTGCTTTTGATTTACTTGCCAAGAAGTTCATTGCTTGGGCTGGAGTATAATCAGGAATGATCGTTCTCATCTGACCATCAGATTCTTCGATATAAAACGCTCTTCCTTTATTTGAAGTTAATTGTAAACCTTCAGAGTTATCAGGCATTTCACCAACTGACGTTGCTGTACTTAATTCTTTATTTGAATTAAAATACTTTTTAAATATTTCTCTAGCAGCATATGATCCTGATATATTTGTAAAGGCAGTTATCACGCTTTGTATTCCTGCTCTAAAGGTTGTTCTGCTTACAAAGTGTAATGTATAAAAATAACCATCGCCTAAATCGTTTTTACTTAAACCATCAATTTTAACTATTTGACCTTTAATGTTTAATTCTGTTTGAAGATCATGTCCTTTAATTATTAATTCTAATTCTTCTTCTGCCCTTAATGGGAAATCGTGTAACGTTCCAACTTGGTCTAAGACCTTAAGTGTTCCAGAAAAAGAAGAGCTATAGATAGATTGCTTTAGATTAAATCCATATATCAAAGCAGTAATAGAAGCGTCTCTATTGTCCACCGATTTAATCATAGCGCTTTCTATAGTACAATGAGAAGGATTAAAAGATTCTGACATTATTCAGTACTTACCGAGTTTTTGAATTCACGTGATAATTGACCTAAGAACGCGTTATCGAATAAAAAGATTTCTTTTTTGTTATCATTGATTTGCTCTTCATATTCAAAGATGCGATAAGGAACCCAATCTTCAGGAATGATTCTTTTAATGATTATCTTCTGTCCACGTTCAGTACGCATAATCACGCGATCTTCTTTACGAAGATAAATTGTTCGGAATGATTCCGGTGCTAAGATAATATTATCAACTGCCATTTGTTATTTCCTAAACTGTTTTAACATAGTATATAATG